GTATCTGTTTTTTCTTTTTCCAATTCTAAACCTAAACCCTTTAACGTATCTTCAATAACCTTTCCACAGTTACCACAACTATAAACTTGTACTGGTATAAGTGTTTCTTCTCCTGTCGGTGAAACTATAGCTGACAATCGTTTTAATATATATGATTGTAAAAATACATAGTTATTACATCCTTTACATTTTAAAGTTTCTGCTTGATTTAAATCAACTTGAACTTGGGCTTGTTGTGGTTGTGGTAAAGGTTTTTGTGGTTTCATATTCATTTTATAACTCCTAAATAACTTCGTCTACTAATCCATACTTTAAACACATTTTTGCATCCCATAGCAAATCATGTTTTAGTATTTTATCCAATTTTCTCATTGGAACTTTAGTATATTCTTTATACACATTTTTAATAGTAGTCATCATTAAATCTAAATTCTTTTTCTCATCTTCAAACTCAGAATACTTTCCCCAAAAATTTGAAGATAACTGATGGATCAACATATAAGAATTTCTACTCATAAATCTTCTCTCACCTACTACTGAAAGAAATGTAGCCGCACTTGCACAGAATCCATCTACATAAGTATATATTGGAACTTTACATCTCAATATAGTATCCATTGTTGAAATACCTGCAGTAATTGAACCTCCACCTGAATTTATCAATATTTTTAATATTGGTGGATCTATATCTAAATTATTTCCAAGTGTTAAACTTTTAGATTCTAACTCACCTATCTTTTTATTTAATTCTGCTGCACTATCTCTATTAACACCGGCATAATAATAAATCTTATTCTCATGAACTGTTATATGTTTTTCTGCTGGTGGAGTCTGTGCATTTTTCTTAATGGGTTTTTTTTCTCCCCAATATTTTTCATTCATTATTTTATTACTCCTAATAATTCTATTATCATTGCCATAGCATTGATTTCTTTATCAACTACTTGACTATCTGATAGTTCATATCTTGCAATAACTAAAATACATTCAGCCACATGACCTCTTCCATAACTATCTACTTCATCATATAACAATTTAAATAAATCTGTAAAATCTCTAACTTGATTATCAACTAAAAGTTGTCTTATATTTTTAAATGCGTTCTTTTTATCTTGTGTTTTTAAAATCTCTAATAGTTTTAATTTATAGTCATTTTGAATAACACTAGCAGTATCTAATTTTAACTGTAAATTAACTACATTTCTTTGAGCTGAATTAATAACTCTACGGATATCTGGATAATTAGAATCTATTAATATTTTCAAATCTTGTAATTCATAATTAATTTCTTCTTCTTCTAAAATTTGATTCAATCTTTGGGCAACTTCTGTTTTAGATGGTGGAATAATCTGAAATAGTTGACACCGAGATTGTATCGGGTCTATAATTCTTTCTACATAATTACAAGTCAATATAAATCTACAATGTTTACTAAATGTTTCCATTAAGTTTCTTAGTGCGGCTTGAGCGTTTGGTGTAATGTAATCACACTCATCTAAAATGATTACTTTTAAATCTTTAAAACCAACAGTTGAAGCAAATTGTCTAACTTTATTACGAACTGTATCTACACTATTCTCATCTGAGGCGTTAATATATAAGTAATCACATTCTATATTCTTTACAAGTAATTTAGCGAGAGTGGTTTTACCTGTACCGGCCTTCCCATACAAAAGAAGATGTGGTAAATCTCCACTCTCAAGATAAATTGATACTTTACTTTTGAGATGTTCATTCCCAATATAAGTACCAAGATTGGATGGTCGATACTTTTCTACCCATAGATAGTCGGACATCAATCAACCTCACTTGTCGCAACTAACCAATAAGTAGATTTATAATCATCTATTTTAAAATTTATCTTAGCTAAACCTTCACTACTGATCTGTAAAAAAGCACTTTCACATTCTTTATTAGCAACTAATATATTACTAAAGTATTCAGCATTAAAAGAAACTTTATCTATTTGACTAAATTCTGAAGTAATTACTGGAATAGTAACTCTATTTGTATTTACTGATGAATATCCTATAACTAATTTTGTAGATATTTCATCTGTAACAACAGTAAAAGTAGTTACATCTTGCAACGCAGATTTACCAGATATAAATTTGTTGATAACAGACGGTGTTATATTTATACTCAATTCAAAATTAGGTATATTTTGTAACTGAGGAGGTTCATTAATAATAGAAGGATCACTTAACATATAATTTACTGTAGATGATGAATCTGATATTTTCATTGAAATTGTTTTATCACCTGACTTTGTTATTGAAACATTAATATCTTCATCTAATACAGATAATAACTTTAACAACTGTTCAGTAGTATAAACTCCTATATCAGCATCTTCAAAATTCCATCTATCCATTTGTATAATACCTAATAAAGTTTTATCACTTGATACGAATCTTGTGATTAGTTGTTGTTCGTTTGAACTACTCTTTAATACTACTGAATCTGCTATCCCGTTCAAATAATATTTGTTAATAAACCGTACTAATTTTTGTTTATTCATTTGTGTTTTCTCCTATTGATTATAACCGTATATACATATATATATTGTTTACTTTTTCTAAATTCAAAAAAATCTTTCTATTGTTTTTGTTGCATCTGTCGGTTCATCCCAACCAAGAGCTTCATATAACATCATTATCTTTTTATGTAAAGCTTGTTTATAAATTTTTTCATGATTAATATATTGTCTAATAAATTCTAATACTTCTGGTGGATCTTCGTATCCTTTGTAGGCTATCGTATTTAATCCTAAAGGATTTTGTTTTAAATATATCCATTTAATTTTATCACCGTTATGTATAGAAGTATATTGTCTAGAAACTTTTTTATATTTGAGAAAATCATTATAATGTAAAGCACTTTTAACGTGAACTGGTGTTCTTAAAAAATGTGATTTAAATATATCACCTTGTTTATTATAATACTTATGTATACCCTTTACACTAATTGGAATAGCAATCTTATTAAAATCCATAAGTTTCATACTATCTTTAAAATTAATAATAAACTCATCCAACTTTTCTTTAGGAACATCCATCAAAATATCTTCTAATACTTTACTTAACATTTCTCTCATAGCTGTAGGGAAACTTGAACGTACTGTATCTAATCCTTTAATCATCATTTTATTAACTTTTTTACCGTTGTCATTAATAATTTTAAGTCCATATCTTTTCTTTGTAACAAACAATCCACTCTTAGCAATAACTTCTTGTTTAATATCAAATCTATGTTTATCTAAATTACAAAACTTCTTGGCAAAATAATCATAACCTTGATTCAAATAATCTTGTACTTCACTAGCTATCTGTAAAATACTTTTGGACATTCTATCCTCATTCTTTATGTCCAATTCAGGAAACCTTTTCTTAACTAATGGTAAAGCAGAATAAAATACTGAATCAGTATCTATGTAAATACAATGATCTATATCATCACTAAGTTCTTTATTATAATAATTATTAGCTATTTTTCTTGTAAACTTAATCAATGATTGTCCTGTATAAGTAACTGCCTCTGCATTATCTAAATCATAAAATCTAAATACTGGTAATCCTAAAACACCATACAAACTATTCAATACAACCTTCTGTAAATACTGTCTCCTATCAAAATAATCTGATTTTTCTTTATCACCCTCTTCATGAAACTTCTTTGATAACTTTCTATATTCTACTCTTTCATCAAACCACTTTTTTAATAACGCTGGAAGTAATCCCGTTTTATCTGTACGATACATTACACCATTTGTAGCAATACCTATTTGCTCATTTTCTAACATACGTTTTAATTCTTTTTCTGTATATCTATTCAATACTTTTTTATCTTGTGTAATAGAATACGTTTTTCTATTATCTTTTTTCAAAAATTCTTCAGGATTCCAACCTTCTATCTTACCTAATTTAGTCTCTGGTGAAATATTTAATGACATAATACAAGACGGATACATTGAAGTAATATCTAAATCATAAACCCAATCATGTTTTCCTTTTATTGGGTCTTGTACATAAGCCCCTTCAAACTTTTCTATTTTAATACTTTTATCTCTCTTAGGTTTATTAGGAGCTATAATATTATTTTTTCTTAAATAAACTAAAATAGAACCTTCCAAATAACGAGAACTCATAAATACGTCTTCATACGGAACATGACCTAGATGAGCCAACCCTCTAGCTATTTCAATAAAATCTAACTTATCATCTAATTTTTTTACAAGTTTAACGTCTTGTAAATTATATTGTACAAATTTTTGTAAATCATTTTCATATAACTCATTTAAAGTACCTTCGTATTCAATTTTCTTTTCACTAATTTCATATTCACCTATAGCATCTAATCTATATGATGGTCGTTGACTAAATGTATATTTTTTATATAAAGCTAAATAATCTAAAACACTTACGCCTGCTATTTTATATCTATTTTGAAAATCACTCCATTGAACCTGATTAATCGGTGATAATAAATTAGCAACATTTTGTCCTACTACTTGACGTGCCCTATTATACAAGTATGATATATCAAAAAACTCTACATTCCAACCTGTCAATATAGTAGGTTGAATTTCCATATACTTCTTAAAAAATGCATTCAATAAATCGTATTCATCTTTAAAAGATACTATAATATCATCACTATTATTTGTTTTTAATTTATTTACTGGATCTAATACATAACAAAAATATTTATCTAAAATAGAATCATTAAACGCGATTGATGTTATTTTATTTTCTGCCTTCTGTATATTAGGAAAACCATCTGTAACTTCAACTTCTATATCAAATATCATAACTTTATGTCCCACAGAAACTTCATCTGAATCAGTATAATTATCAACTAATACTCTTATTTCTGGATTAACATCTGACTCAAATAAATCTGGTTGTTCTTTATCCCAATCAGTGATTCTTTTTAATTTATCACCATAAAGAGAAACATAAGTTCCAGTTCTATTTTTAACATAAGCATATTTTTTATAACGAAAAGTTTGATGACCGAACTTATCATCCCAAATATGCATTTTATTTATTCTTCTATCGTAATAAATATTTTGATACATTTATCCTGTTTTATCAACTAACCTAGAATTTCACAGTTATCATTATTACAAAATTTATCTACTTCAGCCTCTTCACCTTCAACTCCAACAAAACTCAAGTATCCAAGTTTTTTAACTTGTTTTCCATACTCTTGTTCTGTAATTGTTTCATAAGGCATTTGTTTATAAGCTCCTAATTCGTGTCTCGGTAATAAAGATATACCCTTTAATCTATATTGAAAATAATTTAAAACGTGTGGTAGTTCATTTGATTCCGTTTCTGGATCAAATGTGGCTGTACAACTAACTTGGTTATCTGCCCAATGTCGTTGTAAGAACGCGGCTAAACTGAATTGTTCCCAAATCGAAAGTTCAGCCGCTGTTCTTATACCCTCTCCTACATCAACCGGCACCTCTACCACCACTGTAGAATCTTCTGAACCAAATGCTGGTTCTAATTTATAACCTGCTTTCCTTAGTGGTTCTACTAACTCTGAATGTTTTGACAACCTCATCCTACGAATATAAAATCTTGACTCTGGATAATGCATTCCGGGTGTTGCTCCTACTAATAATGAAACTGTACCACTTGGTTTAACTGAAGTAGTTTTAATAGAACGTGGAACTGCAAACCAATCAGAATACATACAATCCCAACTTTGAATAGTCTTATATCCCTTTTCTAACCATTTTCTTAATTCTTCCATACCGTGTTTCGTAATAAATTGTGCAACGCCACTAACACTACAACCAATTCTTCTGTTTCTTAACATAACTCTATTAGTATCACTCCAGTGTGTTTTACCTAATGTTACTGTCTTGGCATACAAATAAGCATATTTAAGTGTCCTCTTATAGTCATCTAATGATTCATGGTTATTTGGAAAAGTTTCAACAAGACAACATAACTCATAACTTTCTAATGTTTGTTCTAAACACGGGTTTCCACCGGCCGCTCTATGGTCTTTATTATCTTTACCATTTTTAAGTCTACCGTAACCTCTCATATTTTCTAACCAAGCAAAACCGGGTTCTCCGTTATCTACAATTCTTTTACACACATCAGTATAGTCCATACCAAGTTCTGCAAATATTGAATTGTTTGATGTCCAACCATATTGTTCTCTATGTTTATTTACTTTATAATTTTTTAAATCCAAATATTCATCTGAGTTTGGGTCGCCAAAAACAATCTCAGCAGTTCTTCTAACGTTACCTGCTACAACACATTTTCCTATAAGATTCATAACATCAACAATCGTAGTAACTGAAATCGGTTCATTTACATTTTTATCCAATACTTTACGAATCTCCTGATGAATTTCTTGTAATGGTTCATGACCACTTGATACACCACCAAAACCTTTAATTGGTTCTCCTGCATCCCTAATCATGTCATAATCAAAATAAACAATACTTGTTCCATGAAAATATGAATCTAAAAGTAACTTAACTGATTCTACCCATCCTTCTCTTGTATCGGGTATCTCAAATCGTTCACTTTTTCTATCTTTATTAGGTCCCTTAATAATAATTTCACCGGCTCCTTTTGTATCAAAACCAACTCCTACACCTAACATTGATGCGTCCATTAAAAACGTAAATGGTTTTGCATAATCATCTTTAAGAGTTTTAGTAGATACAAATGCACAGTTATTAAGTGCAGCATATAACCCTTTTTCTTCGGTTATTGGTGTTCCCATAGCCCATAAACCTCTACCCGGTGGTAAAAACTTCATATTAAATATTCTATCATACATTTCTTGAGCTGATCTTTGAGCTTGCCAAGCGTTCCAACCAAGTTGATGTGATTCTATCCAACCTTTTTGCATTGTATAAGTACCTTCTACAACTCTACGAATTGTTTCCCACCAACGCTCATTTTTTCCATTTTCTTTAATACGAGAATATGTTCTCATATAAACTAATTCACCTAACCCATTAAAACCAAAAGGTGGTTTTTTTCTTTTGTACTTATTTATAAAATTTTCTGACAAAACAAACTTTTCCATTAAAACAAACTCCTAACAATAATCTTTTATTACAACACAAATAAATATAATATATATTTAACTTAATTTATGATTTACTCAAATCCTTCAACCTTTTTTTCCATATCTTTATATTTGTTAGCTAATTCTTTCCTTAAAAATTCTTGACTGTTATCCATCTTACTTTGAGCTTCTTTTCCAAACTGACTACTACCTTCATGTATCTTAACTAGCCCAATATTAGTATTAATCGTTGAAGGATAAGTAATTCCATCAATACCAAACCTATTTTTAATCACATGAAATCTACCTGTATTAGCTATTTTATCTTCTACTTTTCTACTCATACTCATTACAAAATCTGAAGTCATAACTTTACTATAATCTTCAGCTACTTTATCAGCACCAATCACATCTTCTTCTAACGCTGAACGATTTGCTTGTGATGCTGTCCAAATAGGTACTTCAAGTTCACCCGCCAATCCTCTTAAATCTTCATATATATTACCAATAGCATGTCTTTTTTCTCTAAAATGTCCAGTCGGCATTATTATATCAGCATAATCAACTAAAACAATATCAGGTTTAACACCACTCAACTCAATCTGTTTTAAATGTGCTCCTATTGTTTGTACACTCGCAGATTTAGTAGGAAAATATTTAATTAATAATTTACCTGGAAGTTTTGATATTTTAGATTTAACATCATCTTTATAATACTTTATATTAGCAGTTGTGACTCCACTAAAAATAGAATCATATCTTAGACCTACATAATTTTCATTTAATTCTAATGTATAATGTATTACTGTTTTACTCTCTTTTAACGCTCCCGCTCCTATAGCTTGTAATGTCCAAGATTTACCTATACCAGCTGGAGCAACAATAACACCAAGTTCACCTGTTCCCAATCCACCATCCATAATTTCATTTATTACATCCCATGGAGTCTTAGTAGTTGTTCTAGCGGATCCTTCAAGTCTTAAATCTAATGATGTAATATAATCTTGTCCTAAATCTCTTGTACTACCAGCTTTCATAGCTTCATCAATAATAGACTTTATACCATCATAGTCTTTATTTTCTAACAATTCAACTGAATTTAATATAGCATTTTTTAACGTTTGATTCTTACAAAAATCTAATGTTTGAGTTTGTACAAATTCTAAATCAGTTGCCTCAATATTTTTCCAAACATCTCGTAATTTATCTACAACTCCAACTTTTAAAACATCATTATCTATCTCATCTACCTTATATTTTATAACTTCAAGTGTAGGTTGTTTTTTATATTCATAATAATAATCACGTATACTTTTAACTAACCACTTATTTGAATCTGAATCAAACATAGACGGATCTAATATATCACTAATAGTCTGTATAAACTTTATGTCTCGTAATAAAGATGCAATAATTTTCGACTGAAATGATGTTCCAAATTGTGTTAGTGTTTCACTCATTTTACCACCATTTACTTACTTGTTTTCGTATATGATTTGATGGATATTTCAACTCACCCTCTTTTCTAAATACTAAAACATATTCATGTATTTTACTTGTATATCTATTGGCTGCTACTTTACCTATTTGCATACTTGCAAAAGGACTTTTATTTTTCATCACAATCAAATCGTGATACTTTAATCCAACGTTTTTAAACATTTGAATTGAATCTGTATGAAATGAACGAAACTCATTACCATCTCTCCAATCTGCACATACCCAAACTAAAAACCCACCAGGTTTTAAAACTCTTTTAATATTAACAGCACATAACTTTAACATTCCTAAAAATGTTTCATAATCATTTATATCTGATAATTGATTTTCAACTGATTCATATTTTTCTAACTGATGATACGGCGGACAAGTCATAACTAAATCTGCAAAACCATTTTGTGTAGATTTCATTTCACAACCATTCTCCAAATAAATAGTAGCATTAATATTGAAACTGTCTAAATGTTTTCTAACCCTTTCAACTGTTTTTGGTGCTATATCATAACCATAATATTTTCTTCCAAGTTTAGAACTTACAAATGCTCTTGTTGCTCTACCAGCGAACGGATCAACTACAACACTATCTACTACTGACCAATAATGTAATATATCTTCAGTCAATCCGGCATGAAACTCACTAAATCCTAATCCTGGTAGATATTCACTATCTTCACTTCGTCTTTTTTCTGATAGTCCATCATTTAAATAAGCATTTTTCCACTTTTTCTTACTAAGTCTTGTTGGTTCAATAACTGATAATGGTAACCACCCAACTTGGTCTACTACTTTTTCAGTATCTATTAATGGTAATATTTTTTTATATTCTTTACCCATGAGTTTTTTCAGCATAGTGATTTAACTGATTAAAATTAGTAAGTAACCAACTATTAAGATTAGGAAGTGCTGTATATAACTTATCTTCTAAAAACATCTTTTGAAACTTGTATTTTATTATTCTATTAATAGGTTCATTAACTCGTTGTATTATTTTTGTTTTAGTAGAACCTGAAATGTCTACATCTGATAACTGCATTAATTTATAATTCAACTCTATAACATCTTTTGCATCTGGTAATTCTGTAATGACCTCATCTATATTAACTATACGATTTTCACTCAAAAACGGTAATTTTTTTTGTATAGTTTTCAACCCTAAACCTTTAACACCTTTTATGTTATCTGATTTATCACCGTCAATAACTCTATACCAAATAAGATTATGAGATGATATACCAAATTCATCAAGTACAGCTTGTTCATCATACAATTTCTTTTTAGTTGGACTCCATACTTTTATCCTACCATTAGCTAACTGAAGAAAATCTTTGTCAGTAGACATAACTGTAATTTTAGAATCTGTAAGAACTTGTCTGCATAGATATCCAATAGTATCATCAGCTTCAATGTTATCATAAGATAAAACAGTTACAGGAAGTGTTTCTAAATATTCAACTACTCTCTGTAACTGCATTATCATATTCTGTTTCTCATCTTCTTGAGATGCGAAATCATAAGCACGATTTACTCTATATTTTGTTTTTCTTTTGGCTTTATATTCGGGATATATTTTGCGACGGCGGGTAGACCCACCCTTGCCATCAAATACTATGATAACACGAGTAGGTCTAAACATATTTATAGTATAACCAATACTCCTTAGAAAACCAACTATTCCACCAACATGAACACCGTCATCATTGGTAGTTGGTATAACACTAAATACTCTTATGAAAGTATTTAGACCATCTATTATAAGTACTTTATCGTTAGGTTCGCCGCTATCTAGAGAGCCACCTTTCTTCTTGATTTCTTCAAGAATGGAAAGATATTTTTCATTACTCACTTACTTCTTCTTCCACGACCACATCATCAATGCCAAAGTTCTTTTCGTATTTTAAAATAACTTTATCACAAATTAAGTTGTAACAGTGCTCTCTGAAGTCTTCATCTTTAAGTTGTTCACTCCAATCTTTAGATTGAAATTTAAGTTCTTTACCCTTATGATTTTTCATAGTATACCACGCACCACCTTGTTTCACCAAGTTATGTTCTTTCATAACTTTTAACCAACTACCATCATCATCAATTCCTGATTCAAAGTAAAGTTCAAAATCAGCATGTCTCATTGGAGGCCCTAATCTATTTTTAATAACTTGAGCTCTCATCTTTATACCAATATTATTATTCTTTTTATCTTTAATTTGACCAAGATTTTTTAATCTGATACGTGTTGATGCATGGAATGGTAATGCTTTTCCACCACTTGTTGTCCAAGGGTCTCCGAACATTACTCCGAGTTTTTGTCTGAGTTGATTAGTGAATACTAAAGCTATCTTCTGTCTACCAATCATTTGAGTAATCTTTCTCATAGCTTTTGATAGAATAATTGCTTTACTTGTGGCCCAACCATCTTTATCAAACTCAGCTTCTAACTCTACTTTAGTTGTTGCAGCTGCAAGTGAATCTACAAGAATAGTTACTAACCTATCTCTATCTGACTCTCTAACTTTTGCTACAATCTCTTCTATTGCTGCAAATATATCTTCTACTGTTTCTAAGTGTAAATACAACATATTATCTACATCTACACCAATAGAACCAAGAAACTCAGTACTAACGGCAGTTTCTGTATCTATATAAACAGCTACACCACCTTTTTTCTGAGTTTCAGCTAACGCGTGAGCTCCAAGTAATGATTTACCACTTGATTCTAACCCATTAATTTCAGTAATTCTACCGACCGCAATACCACCGTTAGGTTTATTTGATATTGCTAAATCTAACATGGTAGAACCAGTAGATATAAAATCTTTAATATCTGTAGGTGTTGTATCTGTACCATCCAAGAAATATGCAACTTTCATATCCTTGAATTGTTTATTTAAAGTGTCCGCTAAGACACCAGCCAATTCA